AAGAATCGTTTGATCTACGATGCACAGTCAGGCGAAGTCCGCGACGATCGTAAATTCATGACTATGCTTGAAGACTATTGGCTCCCCCGCCGTGAAGGTGGCAGAGGCACAGAAGTATCGACGCTTCCAGGCGGTCAGAATCTTGACCAGATGGACGATGTTTTATACTTTCAAAAGAAATTCCTAGGAACACTAAACGTTCCAGTTAGTCGCCTAAATTCAGATGCATTATTCTCTATTGGTCGCGCTACTGAAATTACTCGCGACGAATTAAAGTTCGCTAGATTTATTATTCGTTTAAGAGGAAGGTTCTCTCATCTTTTCACAGAGATGTTAAAGAAGCAATTAATCCTAAAAGGCATTACTACTGTAGATGATTGGGATAAGCTATCAAGCACCATTAAGTTTGATTTCGCAAAAGACAATTACTTTGCAGAACTAAAAGATGCCGAAATTAGAGACGGTCGTATCAATCAAGCTCGTAATATGCAGGATATGGCTGGTAAGTATTATTCTCATGAATGGATCCGTAAGAATGTTCTTATGCAGACTTCTGAGAATATGGCTGAAGAAGATGCAATGATTCAGGGAGAGAATCAGTCTCAGGATCCACGTTGGGTCAATCCGACTATTATTCAGAATGAACAATTAGCTCAGCAGCAAGAACAAGAGAATGCTCAGGCTCAACAAGCTCAACAGCCACCTGCTCCGGAGCAACAAGCTCAAGACCAAAAGGCTGAACAAGTTAGACAGGCTATGGTATTCGTTAAACAGATGAAAGCTAAGGGTGCTCCTTCAAATAGATCTATGCAAGATCAATCTAAATACAAATCAGCGGTTCAATTAATTGCAAAGAATCCTGAAATTGCACAACAAATTGGAGCAAACCCAGAAACTCCACCCGAACAACAGCAACAATAGGTGATGTAAATGGACGATAATAATAAATATGATGTATCAGACTTAGTTGTTTCAGCATTAGAACAAAGACCATTAGACTTCGAAAATGCATTTAATGATCTTATTATTGATAGATTGCAAGCAGCGATTCAAGATAAGAAGATAGCAATTGCACAGCAGATGTATGGTTATGAGCCTAATTCCGAAACAGAAATCGATAATTCAGAGGAAGAATAAAATGGCCAAACAACTCAACGATATCTTAAATAGCAGTGGCTTATGGAAAGGTGTTAAGAAATCAACTGTAAGCAAGCTAACAACAGGTAAAGATCCTGGCGTTGATTATGCAGACAAGATGCCCGACACAAGAGATTTTGTTGGAAATCTTTCTGTCCAAAAGCACGAAGATAGAGTTGGGAATGGTCCAGACGTACAAAATGGCGCAAAGCAAACTCTTTCAACTAAGAAAGAAACACGCCATGGTTATAATTTAGACACCGATCAAAAAGTTTATGAAGCAAAAGACGAATCAGAATATGGTTATGAAGGCGACATGGCTATTTCTCAACTGAAGTCTTTAATGAGAAATTCAAATCAACTACTCAGCATGCTAAAGCCAGAAACAGATCTACCTGAATGGGTTCAAGCTAAGATTACACTTGCTGAAGATTACATAACAACTGCAGCAAATTATATGATGTCAGAAATGTCAGAAGCAACTATGTGCGAGACATGCAAGTCAAACAACTGCAGCTGCGGAGACATGGAAGACGAACCAAGAGGCAGAGGCAAGAGCAAGGGCAAGAAGCTTCTTCTAGACTTAGCCAAGAAGCCTCTTAAAGAGCGTCAGATGACAGCTGCTGACAAAAAAGATGAAGATAACTTAAAAAAAAAATATGATGACTCCGGAATGAAACAGAGCATGATTAAGCAATACGGTCCAGAAAAAGGTAAACAGATTTATTTCGCCAAAATCCGTAAAATGGCTATGGAAACAGAACAAACTGATACACCAATAACATTCCCATCCAACGATGTTGGCAACGTAGGAAACGTATAATGGATATTATTAGACCAACTGCTAATCAAATTTCACTAACAACTGCCAACACAGTTTACAATTCTCCTATTGTTTTCATCAGCGCAACTTCTGCTGCTGTGATTACAATTGCTAATTCAACAGTTACTATTGGTACGTTCACATTACCTACAAATCAGTACATATATGTTAGTAAAAACGCAACAGATACAATTGCAGCTAACTTAGCAGTTTTTGCTACAGCTGCTAGTTATAGAGGCTAAAATGAAATTATTCACAGAACTCGTTGAAGATGTTCAATTAATCTCAGAAGCCAAAGAATCTGGCGGCAGAGATTATTACATCGAAGGCATTTTCCTGCAGGCGGACATCAAAAATCGCAATGGAAGAATGTATCCAGTCGATGTTCTGGATAATGAAGTAAAAAGATATGTTACAGAAGTTGTAAATAAGCAGAGAGCTTTTGGTGAACTTGGTCATCCATCAGGACCAACTATCAACCTAGATCGCGTTTCACATATCATCACTGAGCTTTATCGTAGTGGTAAGAACTTTATTGGTAAAGCTAGAATTTCTAGCACACCAATGGGTCAAATTGCTCGTGGTATCATGGAATCTGGTGGTCAACTTGGTGTTTCTTCTCGCGCCATGGGTTCTCTTAAGGAATCAAATGGCGTAATGGTTGTTCAGAACGATCTTCGTCTTTCAACTGCTGCTGACATTGTCGCCGATCCTTCAGCTCCTGATGCATTCGTAAAGGGCATCATGGAGAATGTAGAGTGGGTTTACGATCCAGTAAGAGATACATGGCTCGAAGAAAAGTTACATAATACAAAGAAAAAGATTCATGGTATGTCAAAATCTAAGCTCGAAGAAAGTCGTCTTAGTATTTTTGAGAATTATATAGCTTCTTTGACCGTGAAAAACTAATTGATATAAATAATTAAAATTAGACTTTAGGAGCTTTTAAATGGCAGAACAACTTAATGAGAATTTAGGAGAGAAATTAGCCAAGGCTGTTGAGCATCGCGCAATGGCTGATATCGGCGACGAAAATCCTAGACCACATCTCAAGAAATATAATGCTCTCGTCAAAGATATTAGAGATAATCATGGTGACGAAGCAGCCGATGCTTTTGCTAAACATGCTGGAGAAGCAGCCTATAACTTACATGGTAGCAGTGCTGCAGCGGAAAACACAGGCAGTCAATTCTTTCCATATATGTCTGATGACGAAAAAGCTACGTACAAAAAACAATTTAAAAATCTCGGGGGTTCCATGGACGAAAATTACGAACTAGAAGAGGATTCAGCAGCCATGGATTCTCTAAAGCCAAACTCAAAGCCAGCTGATCCAACATCCAAAATTGGAATGATGCAGTCAGTTCTAGGTGCAATGAACGGAATGGAGAAGCAAGATCTTACTCATTGGTTCGCTGCAGCGATGGCTCAGTTCGGACCAAATAAAGAATATGGCGTTGGCGATAATTCTGCAAAGAATAGAGCCTCTGTAGCAATGAAGCCTACTTCAGCTATGAAGGAAGACATCGAAGCAATGTTCGATGGTCAAGATCTTTCGGAAGAATTCAAGCTAACTGCTTCAACCCTATTTGAAGCCGCTGTTAACGCAAGAGTTATCACAGAGTCAGCTCGTCTAGAAGAAACTTACGAGAATGCTCTACAAGAGAATTATGCAGTTTTCACTGAAGAAGTTACAAATAAGCTAGATTCTTATCTATCTTATGTTACTGAAAACTGGATGAAAGAAAATGAAGTAGCGATTGAATCAACACTTCGTAATGAACTTATGGAAGAGTTCATTGAGGGTCTAAGAAATCTATTCTCAGAACATTACATCTCTGTTCCACAAGAGCAGACAAGTGTTCTAGAAGCACTAGCCGATAAGGTTGGTCTATTAGAGTCAAAGCTCAGTGAAGTTATTGTTGAAAATGCAGAACTACGTGGCGTTCTAGTAAACGAAGCTGCGAAGAATGTATTCGCTGAACTTTCTTCTGACCTAGCACTAACACAACAAGAAAAGTTCGCAGCACTAGCAGAAGGCATTGAATTCGACGGCGACGTTGATACATTCGCAAAGAAGCTTTCAATCATAAAGGAAAACTACTTCAATAATGACACAGCACCACGAGCTTCTAATATTCTAGAAGAATCGTTTGAGGGCGAAGAAGTTAGCAATGTAGGAATTGATCCACATGTAAACCGTTACGTCCAGGCACTTTCAAGACAGATTAAAAAGTAATATTGTATAAATAAACCAGAATAGTTATTCTTCAAGGAAGGAAAATTAAATGTATTTAGCTGAGGAAATTCAAAACAAGTGGGCTCCGGTCCTAGACCATGATGGTCTTGGATCTATTAAGGACCAGCACCGCCGTTCGGTTACTGCAATCATGCTCGAGAATACAGAGCGTGCGCTTACAGAATCAGCAGCTCATGGTTCATACCAGACCCTAACAGAAACTTCATCAACCACACCAGTAAACTTCATGGGCGCTTCAAGCTCAACAGCTGGTGCTGGTGGTATCGACACATTCGATCCAGTGCTTATCTCACTAGTTCGTCGTTCAATGCCAAACCTAATTGCGTATGATATCTGCGGCGTTCAGCCAATGACTGGTCCAACAGGACTTATCTTCGCAATGCGTTCACGTTATGCCAACCAGACTGGCGGCGAAACATTCTACAACGAAGTTAACACTGCATTCACTGGTGCTGGTGGTCTAACTGGTGTTGATTCTAACACTTTTGGTCTTGGTTTCAAGGGAACTATCCCAGGCGCAACCAATACAACCCCACTAACTGCAACCAATACCTATAACACTGGTATTGGCATGAACACAGCCAACGCCGAAGCACTTGGTGTTGACTCAGGCAACAACTTCCCACAGATGGGTTTCAGTATCGAAAAGGTTACTGTTACTGCTCTTACTCGTGCTCTAAAGGCAGAGTACACAATGGAACTAGCCCAGGATCTTAAGGCTATCCATGGTCTAGATGCCGAAACAGAACTAGCTAATATCCTTTCAGCAGAAGTCCTAGCCGAAATCAATCGTGAAGTTGTTCGCACTATCAACATCACTGCAGAAGCCGGTGCACAGGATAACGTTACAACTGCTGGTATTTTCGATCTTGACACCGACTCAAACGGTCGTTGGTCAGTCGAAAAGTTCAAGGGTCTAATGTTCCAGCTAGAGCGCGAAGCCAACCAAATCGCCCGTCAGACCCGTCGTGGTAAGGGCAACATCCTCATCTGCTCTTCAGACGTTGCGTCTGCTCTTCAGATGGCTGGTGTTCTCGATTACGCTCCTGCTCTTAACGGCAACAACCTACAGGTTGACGACACAGGCAATACCTTCGCTGGTGTTCTAAATGGTCGTCTACGTGTTTATATCGATCCATATGCCATCGGTGGTAACTACCTAACTGTTGGTTCTAAGGGTTCTTCAGCGTTCGATGCTGGTCTCTTCTACTGCCCATATGT